AGTACGAACTAAATCCCCCCACGAAAAATGAGTCGCAAAAAAAGTTGCTACGTGTGCAAGCGCCAGCTCGACTTTTCGGAGTTCAGGCGTGATGCGAGTAGGTCAACCGGGCTCGCGTCTAGATGTAGGGGGTGTGACAATCGTCTCGCCTCCGAACGCGAAGCGCGCAAGAGGGCCGCACGGGTCAGGTTGCAGACTTTGGCGCAGGCGCGGAGGCGTGTGTACGCGGCGACGGCCAAGGTTGCGATTGCTCGGGCGCGGCGCCACCGGAAGCCTTCGTTGTTGTTGGCGAAGCCGAAGGTTCGATTGTGCAAGTTGTGCGGCGTGCCGGCGATGTCAAACCGCCATCCGTACTGTGCTGCGTGCCGGGACACGAAATGGCGCGATGATCGGCGAAAGGCGAACAACCGAGCTCGCGGGTATGGGAATGCTCATCAGCGGTTGAAGAAGCAGTTGAAGCCGGTGGTGGCGACGGGCCGGGTGAAGTGTGCGCGGTGCGGGAAGCTGATTGATCCGCTCGAGCCGTGGGATCTCGGCCACGACGATCTCGACCGTTCGCGGTGGACTGGTCCGGAGCATCGACGGTGCAACCGTGCGACTTGGCAGCGTCAGGCGAGGAGGAGTTCGCGGGCATGGTGACTGAGGCGGTTGAGCGTGATCTGGCGGAGTGGGAGAAGCGGAAGCCTGGTGTGAGCGATTCGCTGTTGGCGGCGGCGTGTTTGTCGTTGGCGGCGGCGTGCGACGATCCGGGGACGCATCCGACGGCGCTGTCGAACTGTTGGAACAGCCTGTTGGCGATCCGGCAGGCGCTTGTGGCCGAGTTGCCGCCTGAGAAGTTGGAGGATTCACCTCTTGACGAGATCCGCGCTCGCAGAGCGGCCAAGCTTGCAAGAGCCGCGGGTGGTGTGGGTTCCTGATGGTTCGCCGCACCCGGATGGTGTTGCTGCTTCGGAGCTGATCGCGGCTGCGGGGATCAAGCTTGAGCCGTGGCAGCAGTGGATTTTCGAGTCGTCGATGCTGGAGCGCGACGGGAAGTGGGCTGCGCCGGAGGTGGCGGGGGTGATCCCGCGCCAGAACGGCAAGTCGGAGCTCGCGATCGCCCGGATCCTGGCCGGCCTCTACGTTCTCGACGAGAACTTGATCATCTATACGGCGCATCTGGCGGACACGTCGTTGGAGATGTTTCGCCGGCTGATCGATTTGATCGATTCGCAGGATTGGTTGGCGCGCGAGGTGAAGCATGTGTGGCGCGCGAACGGGAAAGAACAGATCGAGTTGAGGTCTGGGCAGCGTGTCCGGTTCCGAACCCGAACCAAGGGCGGCGGTAGAGGGTATGCCGGCGTCGACTGTGTGATCTTCGACGAGGCGATGATCTTCCCTGAGGCGTCGTTGGGGTCGATCTACCCGGTGGTTTCGAGGAGTTTGAACCCGCAGCTCTGGTTTTTGGGGTCTGCGGTCGACCAGCTGGTACATGAAGAGGGCCGCGTGCTCTCGAGGGTCAGGGATCGGGGGTTGGCGGCGGATGATCCGTCGCTCGCCTACTTCGAATGGTCGCTCGAATACGAGAAACCCGAGGATGTGCCGCACGAGGTCGCGAAGGATCCGGCGTCTTGGAAGGCCGCGAACCCTTCGCGGATGATTCCGATGTCGCATATCGCGAACGAGCAGCGCACCCTGGAGCCCAGATCGTTCGCCGTCGAAAGACTTGGGGTTGGTGACTGGTTCGACCTTGAGGGTGAGGGGTCGGTCATCAACATCAACAGTTGGCAGAGACTGGCTGACCCTGACGGACAGGTGTCGGGGCAGCATGTTTTCGCGTTTGACGTGTCACCGGACCGCGCGTGGGCGTCCGTGTGCGTCGCTGGGAAGCGTTCTGACGGCCTCGCACAGGTCGAGGTGGCGGAACACCGTCGCGGGACTGGCTGGGTCGCAGAATGGCTCTCAGAACGCCAAGGCCAGCGCGTGATCTGTGACGCGAGGGGCCCGGCAGGGTCGCTGATCCCTTCTTTGGAGCGTTTCGGGGTCCAGGTTGAGCCGGTTTCGACGCCGGAACACGTCAAAGCGTGCGGAATGCTGTATGACGCCGTCTCTCAAGGCACCATCCGCCACCTCGGAGACCCACTTCTGTCGGCGGCGGTGGTCGGAGCGAAAAAACGGCCGCTCGGAGACGCTTGGGCGTGGGCCAGAAACCCCTCGAGCGCCGACATTTCGCCCCTGGTCGCCTGCACGCTCGCTCTTTGGGGTTTGGAGCAGGCGACTGCGGAGGTTTGGGTAGGTAACTGGTAGCCCTGACGGGAGGGAAACCATGCGAGTGCGTGTTCTGGGTGCCGGCGGACCCGCCGGTGTCAACTGGTGCCGCGCCCTGCACAAGGCCGGCCACGAAGTGTTCGCCGAAGACGACGACCCAACCCACCTGGTCTGGGCTGCGCCGTACACGATGGAAGACCCGGGGATTTTCGGGCCGGACGTCGTCCATGCTGTCCCCGATTCGCTTGTCCGGGATCTTGTGTTGCGGAAGAACGTGGGCGCCTACCTGCCCGCGACGCTTCTCCCGGACCTCAGAGTTGTTAGCCGCTGCCAGCACAAGCTCGACACCATCCGGATACTGGAGCAGGCAGGCTGCCGCAGCGGCGCCATCCTCATCACAGACCCGCTACCCGACCATCTCCACCAGGCGAAGGACAAGTTCGGGCTCCCGTTCTGGCTTCGCGTGACTATTGGGGCTGGCGCGAAGGGCGCGACTCTCGTCGAAGACCTGAGGACGGCGTTCCACTGGATCCGCTACTGGGAAACCAGGGGCATGGAGTGGGAGTGGATCGCCGAGGAGTACCTGCCCGGCCGCGACTATGCCTGGACGGGGATCTACAAGGACGGCGAGCTCGTGACGTCGTTCGCGAGGGTGCGGCTCGAGTACATCTACCCGAACCTCGCACCATCCGGCCTCACTGGGACACCGGCCAGGGCTCAGGTCGTCCACGACTCGCTTGTCAACCAGACAGCCGAGGAGGCTGTCGCGGCGGTTGACGAGAAGCCGAACGGTGTCTACGGGGTCGACCTGAGGGAATCCGGCCACCACACTCCTGTGGTGACAGAGATCAACGCCGGCCGGGGCGGCACAACGACGGGGTTGTGGGCACTCCACAGTGTGAATTTCGCTGACATTCACGCCAGGCTGGCGGTCGGCGAGACGGTGGAGGCTCCGCAACGTGACGCGCTACCGGAAGGACTCGAGTTGAGACGCCACATCGACTGCGCCGCGGTGTTCGTATGAGAGTCACCGTAGAAGACGACGCCGGGTTCGAGCTCTACTCGCACCAGTGCGAATGCAACTCGATCCTCCAAGCCCTCCACCAGACCGCTGAACAGTTGCAGCAGGAGTTGTTGCGGCTTGGCGAGCTGCACATCAGGGCGAACCCGAAATGAATCTTGTCCTGTTGTTGTCGTGGTATGAGGAGTCGCCAGCCTGGCTCGCGACGGTTGTGGCGGGTTACGGGAGGATGGTCGACCATGTTGTTGCTGTTGACGGCGCCTACGCGTTCTTTCCGCAGGGCAAACCAAGGTCGCATCCGGAGCAGGCGGAGGCGATCATGCAGACCGCCGAAGCGGCCGGGATCGGCTGCACGATCCACCGGCCAAACTTCTTGTGGGACGGCAACGAAGTCCACAAACGCAACATGACCCTGAAGTTGGCGGCGGCCCATGACCCGGACTGGGTGATGGTCGCTGATGGTGACTATCACGTCACGAACTGTGACCCGCCGACCGTGCGGGGGATGCTCGAGGTGACCGACCTGAATGTCGCCACCTACACATTGGTCGACCAGCAGGACCCGTTGGCGCAGCCGGAGTTTGCGGCGGCGGCGATCCAGTCTCAGATCGAGACGGAGTGGCGCGACGAGATCCGCGACATCTACCGGTGGACACCAGACCTCCAGTACGGGCCAGCCCACTACACCATCAGCGGGACCTACGGCGGGAAGAAACGCTGGGTGAAGGGGTTCGGGACGAAGGGCCATGTCGCCCCCGACTACAAGGGCCGGATCGCCGACCCGTGTCTTGACCTTCGCGGCTCGCTGGTTGTTGTCCACAGGAACAGAGCGCGTCCGCTGTTGCGGCAGGAGGCTGCGAAACGCTACTACGCAGCCCGGGATGACGCGGCGATCGAGGACGTGACAGAACTGTACAAGGCCGAAGACGAAGCGGCGGAGGCCGAACGTGCGGCTGCGGCAGGCTAAACGCGTCCGGATCCACCTCACAGACCCCCACCTACCCTCAGTGGAAGGCCTGTTGTTGTCTAGACGCCACCGCGAACTCGCGGTGGGTGTTCCTGAACTGATTTCGGAGGCTGTTGCGGCGGGCGGCAAGCCAACCATCCTCGAATCCAGGCTCCTGGTCGTCCCCCTGGATCGTGTCGCTTTCTACGAGGTGATCTAGCTTGGTTGTTCGCGAAAAAGGCGGCCGCGAGGTCGAACTCTACTCGTTTGCCCTCACCGACATGGTCCGGTGGGGGTACAACCAGCTTCGCACGCTCCAGTCCGGGTTCGGCGAACGCGAAATGCGCGGCGTCCCCGCCATTGCGCGGGCCGCCAGGATCCGCGCCGAAGCCGTCGCGAACCTCGACCTCGGCGTCTGGAAAGGCATGGGGCCGGACCGGGTCAAGGTCGAGACGTGCTGGCAGGACAAACTGTTCGACAACAGCCCCAACGACTGCCAAACCCGGTTCGATTTCTGGGAGACTGTCGAAGAATCGTTGGCGTACCGCGGGAACGCGTTCATCTGGAAGAACACGTCCGGGTCGAGGATCGTGGAGTGGTGGGCGCTCCACCCGGACCAGGTGACACCAAAGAACGACGGCACCTATTCGGTGAAGGTCGCCCCCGGCTATGTCGACCCGACCGGGAAAGGCCCGGGCGACTATCCCGGCCTGACAAACACGACGATCCTGCATATCCGCGGCCACGGCCAGGGCGGACAGTTGTTGGCGCCGTCGCCGGTGGAGCAGTTCCGAGATGCGATGGCCGGCCCCGTCGGACGGCAACGCCACGAAGCCCGCATGTGGCGCAGAGGGGTCGCAGGCCAGTTGGCGGTCACGTTCCCCGCGGGGATCTCCAAGGATCAGGCCGACCAGTGGCGCGAAGCGTACCGCGCGAACTATGAGGGGACCGAGGGCGAAACCACCCTGGTGATGGGTGGTGGCGCCGAGATCAAGCCGATCGGGTTGACGCCGGCGGACGCCGAGTTCGTCGAGATGAAAGTGTTGACCGCCCAGGACGCCTCCCAGATCATGGGCGTCCCCGCCAACCTCCTCGGGGTCAGCGTCCAGCAGAAGGGTACGCCGAACCTCGAACAGGACCTGATGGAGTGGCTCCGGTTCGGGCTCGGCCCCGAACTGAAACGCATCGAAGAGGCTTTGAAGGCGGACGAGCAGCTGTTCGGGTTCATGGGACGGTTGCAGTCGAACGTGGTCGGGTCGATGGGGATCTACCCGAAGTTCAACACCGACGACTTCGTCCGCGGCGACAACCTCACGGAGGCGACGATCCTGGTGTCAGACGTACAAGCAGGCATCCTGCTCCCCGACGAGGCCCGCAACATCAAGGGCTACCCGCCACTCCCGGATGGTGCGGGCAAGATTCCGCAGATCACCCCGGTTGGTGGAGCACCGAACGCAACCCCGCCAGCCCCCAGTGGGCATGCAGGCCCGCCGTTGCAGGCGCCCAAGGACACCCCGGACGACATCCAGGCGGCACGTGTCCCGGATGTGCATGTGCATGTGCCGAACGAGATCCGGATGGACGGGTCGTCGCTGACGGAGGCGTTCATGCGCCGCGACGAACAGATCGAAGACGCCCTTGAGAGGTTGGCTGTGCCGCCGATCGTGAACGTGCATGTTCCGGAGACGACGCTGCCGACCCCGGAGGTTCATGTGCCCGCACCACAGGTGACGGTGAACGTCGAACCCACCCCGGTCCAGGTGAACGTGCCGGAGCAGCAGATGCCGGACATCCACGTGAACGTTCCGGAGCAGGGAGACATGGAAGTCGAACGCGACAAGCGCGGCTTCATCACCCGTGTTCGCCGCCAAAGGAAGGAGCAGTAAATGGCGAGCTTCGTCAAATTTTACCAATTTGCCTACGACCTGTCGGAGAAGGTCCACAACCTCAACAGCGACACGATCAACGTCGGACTGTCGAACACGGCCCCGACCGCGTCTTCGAACAAGGTGTGGGGTGACATCACCGAGATCACCGCCCACAACGGCTACTCGGCTGGTGGGGCGTCCACGGGCGCATCCGGGGGGACAGCGTCGGGGACATTCACGCTTACGGGGACGAACGTCACTTGGACCGCGTCGGGTGGGACGATCGGCCCGTTCGAATGGGTGATCCTCTACAACACGTCCACCAGCCCGAACACGAAACCGCTGATCGGGTACTGGGACTACGGGTCCGCACTCACCCTCAACTCCGGAGACTCGTTCACGGTGCAATTTAACGGCGGAGCGAGCTCGGGGACGATGCTGACGGTCGCGTGAACGACTGCTGCCACGACGAAGCCAACCTGACCGACCCGCACCTCGTCACAGGCAGAGATGATCTGCGCGTCCGTGAGTGTGTGGTGTGCGGCGCGAAACACTACGAGCTCGACGCGGACGCGTTCGAGCTGTTCGGTGAGGGCGCCGACCTCTAGGAGGCCCGATGGCTGACGTCAAAATCTCGGCGCTCCCCAGCGCATCCTCGGCCGCAGGCACCGACATCCTGGCCGCCGACCAGTCCGGGACAACCCGCGGTGTCACGGCTTCTCAGCTCGGCACCTATGTCGCAGCGAACTTCCCGGGCCTGTTGAACGTCCAGGTGTTGACCTCCACGTCAGCGAACCAGACCTACACTCCCACAGCGGGCACGGCTTCGTTCCTCGTCGAGTGTATTGGTGGCGGGGGTGCGGGCGGCAACACCCCGGGTGCCGCGTCCACGAACAACAAAGGCTGCGGCGGCGGCGGCGGCGGCGGCGCGTGCGTCCGGTACTTCAACAACGCGATCGGCGGCACCTACTACTACTCGTGCGGCACCGGGGGCACGGTGGGGGCAGCCAACACGGTCGGCGGCAACGGCGGCAACACCATCTTCGGCAACTCCTCCAACAACTGCTTCTACGCGAACGCCGGCGGCGGTGTCGGCGGCGGATTCAACAACGCGACGGGCGCAGCTTCGGGGTTCGCGGCTGGCGGCTCGGGTGGAACTCCGAACACTGGGATCGCGCTGATGCGCGGCGCCGACGGAGAGGGCGGCTGGAAGGCCGGCAACAACGCAGCAGTCTTGGGCCTCGTATCAGGCGGAGGCGGCGGCGTTGCCGCAAGAGGTGGCGGCGGCGGCCAGGGCGGAGGCGGAAGCGCGAACGCCGCAACCGCCGGAGGCAACTACGGCGGCGGCGGAGGCGGCAGCGGCTCCAACAACAACGCCACAAGCGCGGCAGCAGCAGGCGCCCAGGGCGTCATCGTCGTCTACGAATTCCAGTGATGAGGAAGACCGTCTGGACTCTCAACATCGACGACTACGCCCCCGAACTCTGCGCGTGGACGTACCCGTTGTTGCGTCACTACGCCGACAAGATCGACGCCGACTTCCAGGTCATCGACGAGCGCTGGTACCCGGACTGGCCGGTCGTCTACGAGAAGCTTCAGATCCATGAGCGCGGCGCCAGGAACGACTGGAACATCTACATCGACTCGGACGCGCTCGTGCACCCGGACATGTACGACCTGACCGACCACCTGTCCAAGGGCACGGTGATGCACAACGGCCGTGACATCGCCGGCAACCGCTGGCGGTACGACCGGTATTTCCGTCGCGACGGACGGCATATCGGGTCATGTAACTGGTTCACGATCGCCTCGGACTGGTGTATCGACCTCTGGAAGCCGCTCGACGACCTCACCTATGAGGAGGCGCTCGAGAACATCTCGCTCGCCCACTGCGAGACCGCGAGCGGCGTGATGGACCCGGGCCACCTGATCGACGACTACACCCTGTCGCGGAACATCGCCAAGTACGGGCTCAAGTTCCAGACGTTCCACGAGTACAAGCAGACGATCGGCGACGGCGGCGACTACCTGTGGCACATCTACACCGAACCCGTCCCGAAGAAGGTCGTACAGATGATGGGTGTGTTGACGAGCTGGAACATCGACCCGGACGATCTGCTTGAGGGTCGGATCGGCCCGGTACGGGAAGAAACGCGAACTGCGATGGAGGCTGCACAAGTCGCCGTCGCCGGGTAGGGGTAAGCCGTGAGCTTCCCAACCACCTCCGTCCTAGTCTCAGGAGCACTAACCCAAGATCCCGTCACGGACATGGGGCTGAACGTCGACCCGTCGCTCCCCAACCATCTCAAGAGTGACGGCACCAGCATCTTCGCCAACGGGGGGTACGGGACCGGCTACTGGGATGTAGGCACCTTCTCGGCCACCGAGGTCTACGTCACCGTCGGCGGCACGCAGTCATTCAACCTCTACTGGCGCGTCAACAGTCCCGGTACCGGCTGGACGGGCTACTTCATCAGGTTCGGGATCGGCAGCACCGATGTCGCCTGGCACACCGAGAGCTCCTATCTGAAGGACACCTTCCTCGGTGCCGCGCTCTCGTCGGGGGACCAGGTCGGGATCTCAAGCGTCGGGTCGACGCACACTCTCTACGTCAACGGGACTTCGGTAGACACCTGGACGGAGGCGTCGTACTCGTCCGGGTACATCGGTCTAGAGGTTGATGCCAGCAGCAGCCCGGGAGCGACGAACTTCGGCGGTGGCACCCCCGTCGCTGCTGGTGGGCACATCCTCACCGAGGGTGGCGACTACATCGACACCGAGGGTGGCGACAGGCTCGTCACCGAGAACTTCACGATCGCGTACACGCTTTCCGCCACCGCTGGTTCGGTCGCTGTAACCGGGGCGTCGGCCACACCGAACGTCGGAATCACCGCCACAGCAGGGTCTGCCGCGATCAACGGGACCGCGGCAACGTTCGCGATACACCGCACACTCTCCGCCACCGCGGGGTCTGTGACGGTAACAGGCGCCACGGCGACACCCAACGTTGGGATCACCGCGACGGCTGGTTCGGTAACAATCAACGGGAGCCCAGTCACCCCGGCCCCGAAGATCACCGCCACCGCAGGCAGCGTTGCTGCTACGGGGTTCCAGGCGACGCTCGCAGTCCACAGGGTCTTCTCCGCTCTACCCGGCACCTTCACCATCACCGGAGACAACGCGACCCCGAACGTCGCGATCACCGCGTCGGCGGGATCTGTCGCGATCAACGGCACCGCCGCCACACCAGCCGTAGCCATTACCGCGACGGCTGGTGCGGTAGTGATCACCGGGAGCCCGGTCACCTTCTCCGGACTCCACGCCTACACGCTCAACGCGACGGCCGCGTCTGTGGCGGTTTCGGGTAACGCAGCAACCCTGACGAAACAGACCGCCGGCGGTGGCGGGGCGACACCCACCGATGGCGGTGCCGTCGAACAGCAACGGATCAGCCAGTACGTGAGCCGGCTCCGCGCAGAAGACGACCTAGTCACTGTCCTAGCGGGCTTGTAACCAGAGAAAGGGAAACGATGTTGGAGATCACCTCGACGACGGCGGGGTCGTCCGAACAGTTCGCCGTCTGGAGTACGGCGTACATGAACGACCTCCCGGACTCGGCGTTCCTCTACATCGAGCCGGGCGGCAAGAAAGACTCGGACGGAAAAACCCAGCCGAGGTCGCTCAGGCATTTCCCGTACAAGGACGCCACCGGCAAAGTCGACCTCGCCCATTTGCGGAACGCGCTCGCGCGGATTCCGCAGTCGAACCTTCCACAGTCGGTGAAAGACGCGGCGACGGCGAAGGCGAAGAAGTTGCTCGCCTCCGCGAACTCCTCGAGCCTCGCCACGGACAACTACGAGTTCTTCGCCCTGGACGCGCCGTTGGCGCATACGGAGATCCGGGATCCGTCCCAGAACCCCGACAACACCTGGACCATGAGCGGGTACGCCGCCGTGTTCAACCAGGAGGCCGTTCTCCGGAAGATCGGAGACAACGAGCTCCGCGTCACCATCGACCCCAAAGCGTTCCGCAAAGTCCTGAAGACGCAACAGTTGGCGTCCCCGGACGGTGTCGTCCACCTGAATCTGGGCCATGACATGAACCGGGTCGTGGCGTCGACGAACGTCCCCGCCGGCCAGCCAGGGTCTTTGATCTTGGACACGGACAGGCACGGCCTCAAGTTCCTCGCCAAAACCAGTCGGGACGATCCGGATGCGCAGAAGATGGCGGTCGGGATGCGCGACGGGTATATCGCGCAGGCGTCGATGGCGTTCGCCACCAGCCCGGACGGGAACGAGTACTCGGAGGTCGACGACACCACGTATCTCCGCAAGATCAACGAGATCAACATGCTTATGGACGTCTGCGCCACCCCGCAGGGTGTGTTCCCGCAGACAACCTCAAGACTTGAGTCATACGCACTCAAGTACGGTCAGCCCGTCCTGTACGGGGGCCGCCTCGATCAGCCCACCATGGGGGTCGAGATTCCGATCAGCGACGAACCGTCGGGTCGGATGGTGAAGCCGCGTCTCAGCGCAGACGAACTGTCGCGAATCAAGCGACACCTCAGACGCCGCTAGACGCACGTCACCAAAGAAAGGCAGGACTGACCCGATGGATATTCAGGGTTTGTCCGAGGCGTACAACGCCGCCGTCGACAAGGTCGAAGAGTTCTCGGCCGAGTGGGACGGACTGGCGGAGGACGCCGACGAAGACGCCGTCACAACGGCGAAAAAGAACCTCGACGACGCCCTCCAGGTCGCCGACGAGGCGAAAGAGGCACTCGACCACGCCCAGAGCGTGAAGAAGGCGCGCGAGAAGCACGCCAAGGTCGAGCTCGCCAAGGAAGACGCCGAGAAACTGGACCTGACCGTCCGCGAACCGGACATGTACCAGAAGCCGCGCGGCGGCGTCCCGGGCCAGTTCCTCCAGGATCTGTACTTCTCGCAGATCAAGCACGACCCGGCCGCCACCGAGCGGATCGGGAAGCACCAGGCGTACGAGATGGAGCGGTACGCGATCGCCACCGGCACCCTCGGCGGCATCATCCCGCCCCAGTATCTCGTCGACCTGTACGCGAAGGCGCAACGGTACGGCCGCGTGTTCGCAGACCAGTGTCGCAGCGTCCCGCTGCCGCCTGAGGGCATGTCGCTCGTTGTTCCGCGTCTCACCCAGGGCCTGTCGGCCGCGGTACAGACGTCGGAATCTTCGACGGTGTCCACCCAGGACGTCACCGAGACGGACCTGACCGTCAACGTCCGCACCGTCGCCGGCTACAGCCCGGTGTCGAGGCAGACGCTCGAGCGGGCCTCCTACTCGGAGCAGATCCTGTTCGAAGACCTCATCGCCCGGTACAACGCTGCCCTCGACACGCAGTGCATCTCCGGGACCGGGGCCTCCGGCCAGCATCTCGGCGTCCTCTACACGGCGTCGATCTCGACGGCAACCGTGTCGTCGTGGACGGTCGGCAACTTCTACAGCGCGCTCGTAGGAGAAACCGGCGTCATCCAGGCGATCAACAGCTGGGTTCCCACCACGGGCGCTCTCGCCGACAAGATCGTCATGCACCCGCGGCGTTGGGGAGCAGTCCTCAACCTGCTCGACTCGAACAGCCGCCCGCTGTTCGCGGTCGACTCGATGCCGAACTACGCCCCGATGGGCGAAGGACAGGCCGCAGGGTACGGACTGGTCGGCCACATCGCCGGCCTCGACGTCTACATCGACGCGAACATCAGCACCACCTACGCCAACCCGGGCACCAACCAGGACTACATCATCGTGATGGCGTCCCAGGCCGCACTCTTGTGGGAGCGGGCAGATGATCCGGTCACGCTGGCGTTCGAGCAGCAGGCCGGCACCAGCTTGCAGACGCAGCTGGTGTGTTACGGCTACTCGGCCTTCACGGCGGGTCGCTACCCGGCAGCGGTCGGCGTCATCAGTGGCGCAGGCCTGACCTAGGACTGGGGGTAGCTGAACCATGGCTATCACCGTCCTCACCAACGCCCAGGTCATCGTCAACGGCGTAGACCTCAGCGACCACGTAGACCAAGTCACCGTGGAAGACATGCGTGACTCGGTCGAAGTGACCGCGATGGGCGCATCGAACAAGGCGTACACGAAGGGCCTCGGGGATGCGAAGATCACCGTGGAGTTCTTCCAGGACTTCGCAGCCGGGAAGACGTACGCCACCCTCCAGCCGCTGATCGGGAACACCTCCACCATCCAGATCGAGGTGCGCCCCGTGAACGCGGCCCGGAGCGCGACGAACCCCGGAATGGTCCTCCAGGCGTACCTGATGACGTTCAACTCGTTGGACGGCAAGGTCGGGGACGCTTCGAAGATCAGCGCGGAGTTCATCAACGGCAGCCAGTCGGGTCTTACGTACCAGACGAGCTGACCTGTTCCACCGGGGGGCCGGATCCCAGCCTACGGGCGCATGGCCCGGCCCCCAAACCTTTGGAGGCACCAATGGATCGTGTCGAGAACCTCACCCGCACATCGGAAAGCATCTCTTGGGAATGGGAGGTCGAGGGGTGGCGCAACCAGAGCATCGTGTGCGCCGACGAGCCAGACGACGAGGACGACGAGGAGGAGTAGGTGCCCTACACGAACTCCGACTACACGTCCCTAGCCTCCGTCAAAGCGTCCCTCGACATCAGCGAGACGACGTTCGACACCGACATCGCGCTTTGTGTCACCGCGGCGTCGCGGATGATCGACCAGCTGGGCGGCCCCGGCAGGACGTTCTATCCGTACTACACGGGGACCCTCCAGTTCCTGCCGGAGAACAACGGGTACTGCATCATCTACGACTGCTCGAGTTTCACGTCGCTGGTCGCCCAGAACAGCACATGGACGCTCGGCTCTGACTTCTACCTCGAGCCGATTAACGCCGCCGCAGACGGGATCCCGTACACGGCGATCCGGACTATCGCCAGGCCGTTCATTTTCACGAAAGCCGAGATTTCGCCTGGCGGCTGGGCCGCGTTCGACGGCCGGATCAGCGTCACCGGCACGTTCGGGTTCGCCTCCGTCCCGGAACCGATCCAGACCGCCGCCTCCCTGCTCGCAGCGAGGTTGTTCAACCGAATCCGCCAATCCCCGTACGGGTCTGGCAGCCTTGGCGACGAGGCGGCCGCCTATCGGCTTGGTGATGTCGACCCGGACGTGTTGAACCTTGTCGAACCGTATTCGCGTGGGTCGCTGATCTCTTGAGCAGCAACACCGAACTGATCCGCAACGGGTTCGTGACCAGCCTGGCACCGCTCCTGGTGTCGAACGGGGGTCCGCTCGGCCAGATCACCGCCTATGTGATGTCGAACCCGTCGCCGCCGTGCGCCTATATCAGCGCCGGCCCGATCGTCTACGACCGCGCCATGCACCGCGGCCTGGACGAGGCCGAGTTCACCGTCACCGTCATCTTCCCGTTCAACGTCGACATCAGCCAACAAGCCACCCTCGACGAACTCAGAGACGGGGACGGCGCACTGTCGGTGAAAGCACTGGTCGAGGCGGATAGGACTCTTGGCGGTGTCGTCCAGAACCTGCGTGTCACGCAGTCGACGGAACCACGGTTGTACACCCGCCAGTCTGGGCCGCTGGTGTTCGGGTGCGAATGGCAAGTCGCGGTCTACCCCATCACAGACTAGAAAGGAACCAAGCATGGCTGCTCTGTCCACCCAGACCGTCAACCGGACTGGAATCACTCTCTCGTTCTCGTCGTGTGCCGGCGGCGGCGACACATTCACCCCCGGGCCACAGACGATGCTGTATGTGAAGAACGGCGGCGGGACCGCCCAGACCGTCACGGTCGCGGCGAACTCGTCCGTCTACAACGACATCGCGCTCCCCAACCTCGCCGTCTCCGTGTCGGGCAGCTCGGAGAAGACGTTCGGTCCGTTCCCGCCCGCTGTCTATGCGGGCTCAAGCGGTACCGCGGCGATCACCTATTCGGGTGTGTCGTCGCTGACGATCGCCGTCATCAACATGGAACAGCCCTAATGCCGAAGAGCACGCTCGGGTCCGGCTATGAGATCAAGATCAAGGGCCAGAAAGAGCTCGAGCGTGCGTTCCAGAACGAGAAGAAAGAAGTTCTCGCAGGGCTGAAGAAAGAGATCTTGGCGATCGGCGCGTTTGTCCGTAAGGACGCCCAGTCGAATGCAATCGCCGAGATTTCGAACATCGGGCCGAAGTGGTACCGGATGCGGATGGGTGTCACCCCGGTCATGGCGTACATCGTCCCTTCCTCTAGAAACCGGGGCGGTTCGCCGAGGCCGAACCTGGCCGGGCTGTTGTCGACGGCGATGCACGAGGCCGCCGACAAGAACGGCGCGGAGTTCATCACCCGCGTGGACGCGCTCATCGACAGCGTCTCCTTGAAGAACGGGTTCCTCTAAACCACGGAAGGACGGGATTCTGTGAAGTCTCTGGTTGTGAAAGGGGTGCCGCCGTTCGACGGCGACTATCCCCTGGACTTCTCGGCGGGATTGACGAACGGCGAACTCCACAAGATCAAAGAGTTCACCGGGATCCGCGCCGGAGAACTCACCGCAGCAATGGAAGCCGGCGACAGCGACCTGACCGTCGCGTTCGCGTGGATCCTGTTGACAAGGGCCGGGCACCGGGTCCCGATCGACACGTTGTGGGATGCGCCACCGAACGCATTCGACGTGATAGGTGAAGACGACCCGGAGGAGGGTGATGTTCGCCCCCCGGACAGTCTGACGCCTGGTGGCTCGCAGAGCTCGAGCGACGGCGTCGAAAGCGAGAACTGAGAGAGACCGCGTTCTGGAAGACCTGGTCACGGAAGTGGGGTTCCCAGTCGGCGCGTCCGGAGTCGTATTGGCAGCCGTGGCTTGGCGGCATGTGCGGCCTCCGACCTCAAGACCTCGAGGCGTTGACGCCGAGACAGTTGGATGCGTGCCGCGACTATGCGGAGAAGCAGGGAGTGAGGTTCGTTGCCTAACAGCCTGATAGTCGAGATTCTCGGCAACGGGAAAGAGTTCGCCGCGTCCATGGACGAGGCGGGCGCGAACACGGCGAAGTTCGGGAAGGCCGCCAAGATCGCCGGCACCGCGCTCCTCGGCGGGCTCGCCTACGGGCTCGACAAGTCCGTGGAAGCGGCCGTCAAGGCTCAGACGTCGACCGCGCGGATGGACCAGGCGTTTAAGCAGTCGGGGTTGTCGGCGAAGACGTTCGCAGGCCAGATCGACCATGCCGAACAGTCCGCGCGGAATCTGGGATTCGCGAACTCCGATGTGCGGGAGAGTCTCGGCAGCCTGGTGATCGCAACCAAGAGCGGCAAGGAGTCGTTCAAAGATCTCGGCATTGCTGAGGATCTCGCGAGGTTCAAACATATCGGCCTGACTGACTCGACCAAGATGTTGACGACAGCGATGGCCGGATCGACGAAGGCCGTCCACGCGCTCGGCCTCAACATCATCCCCGTCACGTCTGCGGTGGACAGGGTCAACCAAGAGTTCAAGGTTCACACTGGCCGCGCCTACGAGGCGGCGAAGGCAACCGCCGAACTGGCCGACAAGCAGGCAACCGCGAAAGAGATCATCGCCGCAGTCACCGACAAGGTTCATGGACAGGCGCAAGCGTTCGCCGAGACGGCCGCCGGGAAGATGCAGACATTCAAGGCGCAACTCGAATCCATCGGCGAGTCCATCGGCCAGGTGGTTCTGCCGGCGCTCGAGTCGTTCGCCAGCGTGTTGGCCAAGGTTGCGGGCTGGCTGGCGCAACACCAGACCGTCGCCAAGATCCTTGTCGCGGGCCTCGCCGCGCTCGGGGTGACGCTGGTCGCGATCATCCCGTTGGTGACGGCGTTCGGGACGGCGCTCGCATTCGTAGCAGCCAACCCGATCGTCCTCCTCGTCGCCGGTATCGCCCTCCTCGCCGGCGCAATCGCCGCTGCCGTCCTCGCCCCCCAAAAGTTCGAAGCCGCCCTCGAAAAAATGGGGGTGTCGGCGGGGACCGCTAAGGCTATCGTCACCGACCTTCAAGGCGTCTTCACGGACTTCAAGGCGGTGGTGGAGGCGCTGCTCCCCACCATCGAAGCGATATTCGACGGGATCGTCGACGAGATCAAGGGCGCGTTCACCGTCATCAAGGGCATCTTCGACGTGATCGACGGGCTCCTCCACGGAAACTGGTCCCAGGTGTGGACCGGACTGAAAGACATCGTCAGCGGCTCCCTCCAAGCAATCGAGGGTCTACTCCGTGCTGCGTCCGCGGTGCTGGTGTCGCTGATGAAAGCGGTCGGGGACGCGCTCCTGTCGGCGGTGAAAGGCCCTTGGAACGACATCAAGAACCTGTTCGACGACGGCATCAAGTTCGTCAAGTCCCACTGGAAAGACTTCGTGGTCGCACTCGCCGCGATCGCCACCGGCCCGTTGGGAGCCTTGGTTGCGTTGATCGCGACACACTGGCGCACCATCCGGAACGACGCCACCAGCGCATGGGACGCCATCAAAGGCGCCGTCGCGGGCGCGTGGCACGACATCGAACACGCTGTTGAGTCCGGGGTGAACACTGTTGTCTCGTTCGTCCGGACGCTCCCGGGGAAGCTCAAGGCAGCGGTCGGCAACCTCGGCAACCTCCTGGTCAGCGCGGGCATCTCGCTGATCAAAGGCCTCGAAAGCGGGATCATCAGCGAGGCGAAACACCTCTTCGATGTGGTGTCCGGGATCGCCGGCAAGATCGCCGGCCTCTTCCCGCACTCGCCCGCGAAGGAGGGGCCGCTCTCGGTCCCGATCAACTGGGAGAGCTACCTGTCCGCCGGGATCTCCCAGGCCGGGAAAGCCGTCAACTCGAGCCTCTCCGGGGTGCTGCAAACCCCGACCATTGGTGCAGCCAACGGAGTTCCAGTTGCCGGTGGTGGCGCTGCGGTCGGTGCGAGTGCTGGCGGTGTGACCTACAACTTCAGCTTCCCGAACTATGTGGGGTCGAAGCAGGAGTTGACGAACATGATCCAGCAGCAGCTGCTCCGGTTGCAGTTGCGCGGCGGCCAAGTCCTCCTCCCCGGCTGATGTCTTTCCCGACCACCGCGATCCTCGACGCGTGCAACCGGACCGAGACGCCGCTCTCGAACGGCGGGACGTGGTCGTCGTGGCTGTCGTCACAGCTCCGCGACATTGGCACCTCAGCGACCGCCGCATCCACATCTGGGTCGTTCGCGACCGCCTACTGGAACGTCCAACAGTTCACCGACTGCGAGGTGTACGCGACCGTTGTCGGCGCAGCCTCAACCATCTACCTGTTCGCGCGCGCCAACTCGGCCGCCACCAACTACTACGAGGTGTGGTGGGCTGCCGGCACGAGCAACGCGGAGATCCACAGCGACGCCGGCTACCTCGCTAATGCGACACCGGGCGTCACGATCAGCCCTGGCGATGTTGTCGGGTTCTCCGTTGTCGGACATGTGATCACTTCGTACTACAACGGCACCCAGACAGGCCAAGTCGTCGATTCGACGTATTCGTCGGGATATTTGGCGATGGCTGTGACGACTGGGGCCACGAACGGCGATGGCTTCAACAACTTCGGCGGCGGTGCCCCTGTTCTCAGCCAGGCGTCGTCTTACCACCCGTCTCGTATGCCTCTCGGAGTCTAGAAAAGGAGAACGTAGTGAGTTACAGACAGGACAGTACGGCGGGGGCGTCTATCTGGGACACCCAGCCGCTGACAGGCGACGAGCTCGCACTCCGCGACGAAGAGATCGAGTGGCTGATGAAACACGAGCGCCAACAGTGGGGGCTCATTAACGGGCGTTTGGCGGGGTCTGGGGATCCGACCGCGTACGGCACCTACGCCGGCATCGCAGCCGTCCCCCCATCCGGGACGTTGGCGAACGTCGCCTCGTTGAACGGTGAAGCCTCGTTGTGGACGACCTCCCTGTATACGCCGTGGCTGGCGAACAGCCTCGTTGCGCCGTCGGCGTGGCAGCTGTACGCGTCGTTCCAAGCAACCACGTCCACCTCCCCGGGCAACCTGACGATGAACCCGCGGGTCGGGTCGATCGCGGCCGGCTCGTCGAGCACCGGCGGCATCGCGCTGGGCGCAGACGCCGCCATCACGTTGACCGCGTCGATCACGACCGACTGGATCGTCTCGGGACGGCTCACCGTCCAGTCGATCGGTCTGCCGGGCGCGAACTCAAAGGCGATCGGGTCGTTCATCACCACCGCCAAACCAGCCTCCACAGGCACCGGCGCGGCGACGATCAACGACATCTACGGGTACACCCAGGCGTCGTTTGACGCGTCGGTGGCGTCGGGGTTCGTGATGGGGATGGCGAACACGGTGACAACGATCACCTACGCGGTCACCCAAGTCCACTGGATTTCGCTCTTCTAAGCCTTTAGGGGGCTTGTCAGATGCCGCAGCGGGCCGGACAGCCCCCAGGAGCGGGGCTTCTAAACCCCAACCCGACGTGGCCGTTCTGGGCTGCACCCGTCCATATCAACAAGGGTCCGGGGGCCGCACCGCCGACCCCGATCCTGATGTCGGTCTACCCGGGATCGTTTGCGATCACGGGCTACCCGATGTCCGCGTCCGCGTCGGCGACATGGGTGGGGTTCGCGTTGGGCGCGTCCATCTTGGCGACTCTCTCCGACGCCCAGTTCACCCAGTTCTCGGATTCCGCGACCCCGCTCAGGGTCAGCCAGATCAGCATCTCGAGAGGCCGCCAGTACGAGCTCGACACGATCCAGCCAGGCACCTGTTCGGTCCTGTTCCGCAACCCGGACGGGCTGATGGACCCGTTGAACGTGAATAGCCCGTACTACCCGAAGTTCATGCCGACGGTGCCGATGCGGATCGTCCGTGTCGCAAACTCGACTGAGTACCCGTTGTGGAACGGCCTGGTCGAACGGATCACCCCGGACTATGTCGTCCCGACCGCGTCTGACGGGTCGAACATCGGCTACTCGAACATCCAGGTTGACGGTGTCGACGCGTTCGACGTGTTCTCAAACACGAACCTTGTCACCGGGGCACAGTCCTACGTCTACACCGACCCGGTCACGTCGTCGGACACGTTGACGTTCACGTCGAAGGTGAACGGTGATGTGGGGATGACGGTACGGATGATCGTCCCGTCCGGCCAGGCTTCCGCGGCCGCCTACGTGGTCGTTGACGGCTACCAGATCACGGTCAACCTCGCCACCAACGGGTCCGGGGTCTGCAACAGCACCCCCACCACTGTGGCTTCGCTGGTGAACAGCGACAGCATCGCGTCGAAGCTTGTCACCGTCTCCCACACCGGGACGGCCGCGTTGGCGCCCTCGAACGGCGACACCGGAGCACAAGCGTTCACCGGGGGTGATTGGACGATCGAACTGACCGGCGACCGCATCACCCGCGTCTTGAACAACATCAACTGGACTGGAGGAACCAACATTGACCCAGGCATCTATGACGTCATCGACCAGGTGTTCGGGCCGGCGAACCAGGTGAGCGCCCTCCAACACCTCCAGGACGTGTCGACCTCGGAGATCGGGTACGTGTTCATGGACGCCGCCGGTAACGCGACGTTCCATGACGGCGACCATCGTGCCACCCAGTCGCGCTCCCAGATTTCGCAGTTGACGTTCACCGACGCCGGATCGGGCGGCATCCCCTACCAGAACCTGACGGTCGACTACAGCCTTGACCATGTCGTCACCGACGCAAGAGTGACCGCGGGCTCGTCTGGTGCGTTCCCGCAGGAAGTGTCGGTAGCGTCGACCGACCCGCGGCAACTCCAACTGACCACCCAGCTGGTCGAGGACGCGGACGCGAACAGTGTCGCCACCAACATCGTCGCGGCACGGTCGATGCCAGCCCCACGCATCGCAAGCCTCAGGACGATGGACGACGGGTCGACTGCATGGCTGCAGTGTCTCGAACTCGAGATCGGCGACCGGGTGACGGTCGTGTCGAACCCGCCCGCGACCGGGGTCACCATCACGTATGTCTGCTATGTCGAGAACATCTCGCATTCGATCGTGGCGGGGATCCCGCACACGGTCACCTATCAGCTCACCCAGATCAGCGCCAGCCCGTCCGGTGGAGGATCCGGAGGCGGCGGTGGTGGCGGCGGCGGCGGTGGCGATACTGGGGCGCTGCTGGACGAGAACTACAGCGCGTTCATTCTCGACACCAGCGCGCTCTGGGCCGGAGTGGCGACTCCGCTACCACCCACCAGCTATTCGCTCCCTGGCGTCTACACGACGGTGACAACGAGCGCGCAGCTGATCACCGCGCTCGCCGGCGCACAACAGAACATCGTCCTGGCGGACGGGACGTACGACAACTCGACCGCGTTCGCGAACCCGAACTCGTCTAGCCTGTACGCCCAGAATTTGGGTGGTGCGACGTTGACTGCTGGACTGTCGATCAGCGGTTCCGGTGCTGGTGGCGCGGTCATCCAGGGACTCGCGTTCAACATCACAAGCAAAAGCAAGACCGACGGGTTTGGCACCCTCACGAACTATGGAGCGTCGGGCGCGAACCTGTCGGTCCTCGACTGCACCTTCAACGGGAACGCTGTGATGCCGTTCGGCGTCTACGGGCTACAGCCCAGCGGGCTGATCGTGCAACGGTGCACGTTCACGCAATACACCGACGTGGGGCTCTACGCGTTCGACGGCACTACTGTCGCCTACCACGCCTCAACCCCGGCCATCAACACGATCACCGACATCGTCGCGGACAAGATCGCCCGCAACCCGCCAGGTTCCGGGGACGGGACAGCCGAGGCTGGATTGTGGATCGGTAACCCGGTTACGAACGGTGTCCACCGGATCAAGACCAGCAACTGTGCCTGGATGGGGATCTGGACGGGCGGCAACTCATGGGACACCACCTTCTCGGATCTCACCCTCGACGACGGAGGAATCTACCCTGGCGTCGCGTGCGTCTACATGGAGCATTTCACCACCAACAACGTCTTCCAGAACTTCGCGTTCACGAGCACCCGTCTCGGGTTCACCGCCGAGTGGGACGACGGCACCCCCGGCAACCAGGCCGCGAACAACTGCGTCATCCAGAACGGCACCATCGACGCCACGGGTTGGCCGTCCGGCGGCAACACGGTCGGCATCTACCTTGGGGCGGGAACCGGTCCCACCTCGATCACCAACGTGGTGTTCGTCGACCAGAACCATGCGGCCGTCGAGGTTCTTACGCCTAGCGGCACCATCAGCGTCACCGGCGCCACCTACCTGATGCAGCCCGGCGCGGTCGAATACCTCGTCGACTAAGTGGCTGTCGTCTATGTGAACCACGGCCGCTGGGTCGTCGACTGTCCCAACCCCGACTGTTTCCACGCCTACCGGGCATTGGGCCGGGGCGGGAGACAGATAGCGAAGATCCGGTGTCGCGGCGGCGCAGGCCGCGTCCTCGGCCGTCCGCATCTGCGCCATAAGCGGGGTTGCGGGCTCGCGTTCGAGCTCGAATGGCCCGACGACAAACAGGACATCGAACAGATCCTCGCGCTCAGGCCGGCGAAGGCGAACCGGAACTGGCGTCCCCCCGAAACCGTCGCCACCCTCATCAGTGAGAACGAGACGTTCCTGGTCGGATGGACCCTCAAAGACCTAGTAGAGAAAGGAATCGGGACGGTATGAGTTGGACAGCCCCGGTCACCTGGACAAGCGGCGAAGTGCTAACCGCCGCGGACATGAACCAGCAGCTGCGCGACAACATGAACGCCGCGTTCCCGATCGGCGGCCTCCACTACTTCATGCAGAACGGGACATCGGTGGAAACCCAGATCAACGGGTTCGCCCTCGAAACCAACGGCGTCGCAGTCTCCAGGACCACCTATTCGAACCTGAACACACTCCTATCCGGGATGTCCTACCCGTTCGGCTCCGGGGACGGGTCGACGACGTTCAACCTCCCCGACACGCGTGGTCGCGCCTTGTATCACATGGCTGCGTCGGGGAACGCGGATGTGAACGGGATCGGCGACAACGACGGCGTCACATTGGCTTCGAGGACGCCGAAACACAACACCACCGTCGCATCCCACAACCACTCCGGATCGAGTCTCACCGCGACCGTCACCGACCCTGGCCATACCCATGATTTTCCCAGTAGTTTGAGCGTCGTAACGACCTCTGGCGGCAGCGGCAACGTGCCGACTGGCCCCGGAACCCGATCCAGTGTTTCGGCGACGGCCTCCGCTACGACTGGGGTCACGGTCGGTATGAGCGGCAACACCGGATCCACAGCCCCGGCCGGCGGCCCCGGCGGGTCGCGGCCAACGGATCTGTCACCGTGGATCGTTTGCGGCTGCTACGCAGTCAAGTTCTGAGGGGGTCACATGAACACAGGGGATGCCGGGTTCACGGTCAAAGAGATCGTGATCGACATTCGTGACACGCTGAAAAGCCTGGACGCGAAGGTCGACCGTATCGACCGCGAAGGCGCAATCGGGACCAGGGACCAGTTGGCTGAGTATGGCCGGGTGAGCCGCGACAACACCCAGCGTCTCGAACGCGTCGAGAAGTGGCAGTCGGATCGTGACGCTGTCGCCGTGTTGAAGCGGTGGCAGTTGACGGTTGCGCTCGGCCTCCTCCCGCTGGTGATCGCGTTTCTTACTTCTTGGCTCACCTACTACTGGATCAACCACGGGTGAGCCACCTCTTATTGGTGGGTCTGGCGATCGGCGTCAGCATGTTCGCACGCGACATCGCCTACACCACGTCGACGGCGTTCATTGCTCATGGGAAAGGGTGGCCCGCAGCAGCCTGTGACGTGCTTGGGGATTGGGCGACCCTGATCTCGATCGGCGGGGGCGCCACTGAGGCGTGGCATGGCGGCACAGAGACGCTCCTGGTCGTCGCGGTTGCGATCGCTATCGGTTCCGCGCTGGGGACGCATAGCGGTGTCTGGCTGGAGGCGTGGCTTGAGAAGAAGCTACCGATACTAGAGGAGGAACCGAATGCTGCATCTGGGTAAACGGCCGGCCACCGAACCAAGATTTCCGCGCTATAGCGAGCTTCGCGCCCCGTTGAAGCGGGCGGGTGTGTTGCCGAAGATGCCAGCGCATTTCGGCCACGCGACCGCGTTCACGAACTGGCTGATGTTGGGCAACGGCCCCGACGACAGCGTGTTCAAAGGCTTCGAGGGATGCGGGGATTGTGCGTGGGCCGGGCCGGGTCATGCGGAGATGGAGGCCGCCCGGACTGCGAAACGGCCAGCACCGAACTTCACCGGCAAAGTCATCGTCGAACAGTACTCCGAGTATTCGGGCTACAACCCCAAAACCGGCGCGAACGACTACGGCAGCGACCCCCAGGACGTATTCGAGTGGCGCCAAGAGAAGGGCTTGAAGGACGCGGACGGGAACGTCTTCAAGATCGGCCACGTCGTCGCGCTCGAACCGGGCAACCTGACCGAGCTGTGGGAGGCCGCCTACCTGTTCGAGGATTGCGGGATCGGGTTCGTCGTCCAAGAAGCCCAGGAAGACCAGTTCGCCCGCGGGCTCCCCTGGAACTACGTCAACGGATCACCGGAGGTTGGCGGCCATTGGGTCGAAGTCATGGGAAAGCCGAACGGAACTTACGGCGCTCTCGTCACTTGGGGGCAACGACAGCTGTTCACTCACTCGTTCTACGCGCAACTCAATGACGAGTCGTTCGCGTGGATCGACCCCGAACGCTACAACCGCGTCACCGGCGAAACCGCCGAACACTTTTCTGACCAGGACCTCGAGAAGTACCTGACATTGGTCGCGAAAGCGAGGCAGTGATGGGCAAACTAGTCATCAGCCCAGCCGCGCGTAAGCGGGCGAAGAAGTTGAAGCACTCCCACGTCCATGTGGGCTGGAACAGCCACCACAAGTTCTACGCCAACGTGCGCCCGTTCTGGCCACGCCAGATCCGGGTCGGCTCAACCGCCAAAAAGAAGCTGAAAGAGTCTGCTGGCGATGTGGTGTTGTCGTGGTCGTCGGCGAAGGGGTTCCGGTGCAAAGAAACCGCCCCACCGAAACCATCGAAGCGTCAGGTTGCGGTCAAGTACGCGGTCGAGTCGTTGAAGTATGCGGGCCGAATGGTTTACACCGAAGGTCCCGGAAGGTCCGAACTGTTCAACCGGCCACCCGGTGATTTCGTCGGAGCGGGGGCCGATTGCAGCCAGTTTGTGTCGTCGATCATGCACTGGGCGGGAATCTCCAATGTGAACGACCAAGACGCGACCGGGACGCTGCTCCAGAAAGGCAAGGCTGTCCAGGGTCCCGCATACGCCCGTCTGGTCGTGTTCGGCCCCGGTGGCGGCGTCCACACCGGCATGTTCACCCGCCACGACAAGAAGGGCGGCCACTGGTATCTGACCCAGTTCGGCGACCAGGCCCAGCCGAACGAGATCGAACTGACAGACGCGGAAGAGTACTTCCGCGAACGGGGGGAGCCCGGCGTCCGGTTCCTCGACTTCTTCGAATAGGAGACGACATGCACACCTACGCTCATCCCGACACCAAGACGTTCGCGTCGCATATCGGCGTCTGCAAAAAGTGTGGTGCTCCATACACCGGATTCACGATGAATGCAGACGGAAAAACCAGGATGACGAAGTGTGGCCACGCCCCCCACGTCATCCTCCAGCCCAATCCACTTCTCCCCAAGGAGGCGTAAGTGTTCAGCGACAAGATCCTCGAGAAGCTCGGCATCACCTTCGCACGCACCTTCGTCGGCACCTTCGTCGTCTTCCTCGGTGCGAGCAATATCGCGAACGTCCAGTCCATCGACGCCGCCAAGGCCATCCTGCTCGCAGCCGTGTCTGCAGCCGCGACCGCAGCGGTTCATGCGGTGAGCGACGCGGTCGGGACGAACGCGAAGAAGGAAGCAGCAAGAGCAGCCAAATGAGCACCCCGTCCCCAGCCGATGTCCAGGCGAAACTCGACGCCGCGGTAAAAGCGTTGGCGAAGACGACGTCGAGCTACCAGCAGATGGTCGTCCGGTACGGGCCAACCGTGTCGAAGTGGCCAGCGACAACACAATGGTCGATCGCGCTCGCGGCGATTGCTGCAGCAAGGGCTGAGGCCGGACAGCTTT